CAGAGAAGATCTTCTTACCGGTCACTCAGAAACAGAAAAACCGGACTTTGCGGCGCTTGAAGAACAAGGATTCAAAAAAGGCAAACTAAGAGCACACAGCGATTACTGCTGGAACAGTGCTGTTAATGAATGGGCCTTGTCACACTGGGAGTGGGGCGACATCATGGTAGAGGCTAAGATGAAGAACCTTGCTAGTGGACAACTGTACAGCATGACTGAAGAGTCAAAACAAATGGCAGCATAAATACAGCATGGAGAACAACATGAGAAGCAACTTTATACAAACAATGTATGCAAGTACAAGAGCAATAGCTCAGTCGCCAGACAAAAACCCTAATAGAGTATTAGGTGGTCTCAAAGGTGCAGGTGTAAATAGTTTTACCATGCTAGGAGAAGATGGTGTTGAAAAACAAATACCAACCCAAGCATATGTTTTTGCACTTGAAGAAAAGTTAAGTAGATTAGAACAACAACTAAAAGAACAAGACAAACGTATTAGGAGATTATCAAATGATCAAAAACTGGATAGAAACGCGGCTTCGGGAGCGATCAACCGTTGACGGCGTACTAATGGTAGCAGCAGGTGCAGCTATTATTATTTTTTCACCATTAACAAAACTTATTGCTTATGGTGCTATTGCATACGGAGCATGGACTATTTGGCGCAAAGGCTAAAACTTGCAGCTATAGGATGTAGTTTTACAAATTATGCATGGCCTACATATGCAGATATACTTCAAGCAGATAGGTTTGGAATAGCTGGTATTGGCAACGAGCGTATCTTTTACATACTACTTCATTTGTATAAAACACAACAGTTACATTGTTATGATGGAATCATTATTCAGTGGACCAGCCCCTTTAGATTTGACTACTTAAAAAAAGACGGCTGGACCTACAATGATGGTAATATTGCTCATAGTGATGAAAACAAGTATATTTGGAGAAAAATTAAAGACTGGTACAATGAAGATTTTGAAACTGAAAAAAGTGAAAACTATATTTTAGCAACAAAAGCAATATGTGATAAAATAGGAATAAAGCAATATCACATGTCCATGACTGATTTTGTAGACTATGTAGATCTACCTGAACTAAGCGATAACTTCAAAGGAAGGTATCGAATACAAAGTGCTAAATGGTCAAAAAAACCATTTGAAGATGGACATCCTGATATCGTTTCTCATATCTCGATAGCAGAAAAAGCTGCTGAATATTTAGGAACTAGTATCAATCCTGTTATAATAAAAAAATGTAACAACCTTCACAAACTAATTTCAAAAGGAATGGTGTTTGAAGATATAGAAAAGAGTTATAACTTATATTTTCCCAATAGGAATATTACTGCTTGCTGACATTTTCCAAACTTGCTTTGCATTTACTCCACGTTGCTGGGCAAAACGTTTTGCATCACAATTTTCACAAACATGGAAATAGTTGTTGCTAAGTCGTTTTGGGTCCATATGTCCACGCTCTCTAGTAAACTCTGTATTACAAGCATCACAACGCAGTAATACCATAGTTTTTTTGCGGTTGTAGGTGTGTTGATTGCCAAGTTTGCTACGGCGCATATGCCACGTATCAATTAAATATTCTTTTAGAAACATAAGTATATTTACCACTGATTTACATTAAGATTATAAAATACAACGATAAATATTAAAAAGGAACACTATGAGCATACTTACTTTAACCCCAGCAGCAGAGAAACAAATTGATCTTCTTAGTGAAGAAAACGATTGCTATGGCATTACACTCAACATCAAGGGCGGCGGATGTGCTGGATTTGAATACGAATGGGGTACTATTGCTAGTCCAACAGACTTAGCAAAGGATGACGAAGTTGTAAAAACAACAAATGGATGTGCGTTTGTAGTAGGCGCTCACAGTTTAATGTTTCTAATAGGAACCGAAGTGGATTATGTAAAAAGTTTAGTTGGTGCTAACTTTGAAATAAACAATCCAAATGCACAGAGTTCATGCGGATGTGGCGTAAGCGTCAACTTCGATATGGATAATTTAGTACCACAGTTTTAAAGGATAAAGAAATGGCAAGACAAGAAGTTGATATTGGTATCGAGGGTAATGACGGCACAGGCGATAGCATCCGTGAAAGTTTCAAAAAAGTAAATACAAACTTTACTGAACTATATGCTGTATTTGGGCTTGGTGGCGCAATATCATTTAAAAATATTGACGATGTTCCTGATTCATATTTAGGAAACACTACTGCAATACCAGCAGTTAACAGTACAGAAACAGGATTGAACTTTTATAAGTTTGTTAGTGATACTGGCAACAATGGTACAGAAAAAGCAGTTAATACAATCAATAACAGTGTTGTTGTTGAGTTTGAGGATGTTGATCCTTCTACACCTAATCAAAGTGGTACAGTTAAGATTATTATAAATGATCCACATATTGAACGTGATCCAGATCCAGTATTAAACGCTCCTTTAAATGCACAAGCGGTAACAGCATACAGTAATGCTATTAATGCAAAACTAAGAAATACCGGAGCAGGTGATGACATTAACACACTTGTTACTGACTGGACAACGACACATCCTGGTGCCGCAGCTATTACTACCGATAATATTATTGTTAGTAAAGGATTCGCAGATGATACATATGTGAACGTAGCAGGCGATACTATGACTGGTGCATTATCAGTACCAGCGGCTGCAACTGGTACACAAGTTCCGCAAACACAAGAAGTAATTACTAGAGCAGGAAGTGAAACCAACAGACGTATGTTGGATACACTGTACCTATCAGATCATCCAAATCCTCTTGAAGGCTTTGGTGCACCAAATGGTAAAGATGATTTACAAGCTGTTACAAAACTTTATGTTGATACACAGGGCTATGCTAGTGCAACAAACATTTATGTTTCAACAGCTGGTGATGATTCACAAAAAGCAGCCCCAGCTGGCCAAGAAGGTAGGTCGCCACAGTATGCTTATAAAACTGTTAATGCTGCTATGGTTAAAGCAGAAGCGATTATCGAAGCTACTCCATACGAACCTGGTCCTTATGTACAGCAAGTAACATACGACGACGGCGCCGTTAATAGTATTATTGATAGTGTTACAGGATATAGCAGTCCTGCAACAGCAACAGCAGCTAGTGATTTAGCTGTGTCTAACACAAATGAAATACAGGAGTTTGTACAAAGTTACATTGCAGTTAACTTTGCAGACTTAACATACGATATACAAATTTGTAAACGTGATGTAAAACTAATGATTGATTCTGTAAGACTTGATGTTAATGCAGGATTAACAGTAAACTATCTATCACGTTGGGCAGGCCTAAGATATAATGCAAACCCAAGTGCAATCAAAGCACAAGTAGATCAAGGAGCAGCCACACGAGCATCTATTGCTGTTGTTAGAGCGCAGTTGGTTAGTGCATTTAATGACGCTAATACAGCAACACCGGGTACAATCGCAGCAAATGTTATTACAGCCTATACAGATCGTTTCAATGAAATTATTGACATTTTATCAGGAACTGATGTAGCACTTGCAGCTACAGGTGCAGGATATACAGTTGCGTTTACTAATGGTACAAATCCAGCAGTTGACCAAGGTGGCGAAGGCAATCCTGATCTCATTGAAGGTAAAATCATTGTAGGAAAGTTATCGGGCGCAAAAGGTATTATTACAGATTATACTCGTAGCGCAAGTGTTACTACTGATAGTGTAGTAGTTGACCTAGTTGAACCGATAGAGTTTATTCCGGGTGAAGAACTCGAATACGGTAATCGAACACGCAACAACCAAATTACGGTAAGAATCGAAAGTGGCATTTACTATGAACATTTGCCTATCAAGCTACCTGAAAACGTAAGTATTAAAGGTGACGAGTTTAGACGAGTTGTGCTACGTCCAAAGCCTGGTGTATCACAGAGTAAATGGAATCATACATATTTCTATAGAGATATCATAACTGATAGTCTTATATCAGCATATTCGCCGGCTGCAACATTAACAAATGTGTCTGCTGCTGATGCGTCACGTGTACTAGGAACATATCAGATAGGAGTAGATGATTGGGGATCTGATGGTTCTGGTGTAAAAGCTACATTCCAAGTTATTGTTTTATCAGGCGGCGCCTGTACTGTAACTATTACAAGCGGCGGCGACGGATTTATTGTTGGCGAAACAATAACTATTAATGACAGTAAGATTGGCGCTGGTGGTGCAGCAGATTTAACATTTGATATTGCAACTACAGGCGGCGGATATCACTTTACACACCCAGTTAGTGGAAAGCAAGGAAAATATGGATATCATTATGTATCAGATCCTAGTAAAATAGCAGACGTAGGAACTGATGCTACAGCTAATGTTGGAAACTTTAAAGACGCTGCAAGGTTGATTGAACTTAACAAAGACTATTTGGTAGAAGAAACTATTGAATACGTTGATGCAACGTATCCTAGTTTAGTATACAACGAAACTAAGTGTCGTCGAGACACTGGATTGATTGTTGACGGCATTGTAAAAGATTTGCGTGTAGGCGGAAGAGAAAACACTCTTACAAACCAAGGCGCATATTATACAGGCGCAGTTGCAGGACAAGAAACTGAAACTGCCGCAGCAATAACAAATTTAAAAGCTATTATAACAAATATTTTAGCTAACGATTCGGGCAATGGATATTCAGGAACAGGTAGTGTTACTCAAATATTTGATGAAGATTATGCAGCAGAAACCGAATCAGACACACAAGCTAATGCATTAGTTGATTGTGTTGCATATTTTAATAATGTAAACTACAACCCTCCATTAAACAACAGTGAAATGGATGTACTATTGTGTAACGATGGTACTATTGTAAGAAACATTACTGTACAAAGACAAGGCGGATTTATGATGGTACTTGACCCAGAAGGTCAAATACTAACACGTTCTCCTTATTGCCAAACAGGTTCGAGTTTTGCACAGTCTAAAGGCACAAATAGAAACTTTGCAGGCGGATTGTTTGTTGATGGATATGCAGGTAATATGCCTGCAACTATTGATACTGTAAATAATGCATTTAGTATTAGCGTAAGCTCACCAACTGATCAAGGTCTATTTGTAAGAAGACCGCCAACACCGTTTCCATTCTTTATTAATGGCGACAGATATCAAGTTAATACAATCTCTGCATATGACAAGGCTGCCGGAACTGCTACTTTCATATTAGATGAAACTAGTAACCCTAGTGATAGTACATCACGAGATATTGATGATATCTCACAAGCAGCAACCGCTGTGATGCGCACAACTATTGCTCATCCGTATTCAGATGCTGATCGTGTTACAATCAGTAATGTTAATGGCATGATTGAAATAAACAGTGCTACATTATATGTTAAGACAACACTTAACCCAAATGAAGTTGAACTATATACTGATGTAGGCTTAACAGCAGGTTATAATACAAGTGCATTTAGTACATACACAGGAGGCGGACTTGCTCAAACATTTGTAGTTGGACGTGGATATATTGGAAGTACTGGTGTTGATATATTTGTACAAAGTGGTGGTAACAGAAGTATGTTAGCAAACGACTTTACACAAATCAACGATTTAGGTTTTGGTGCATTATGTGTTAACAACGCACTATCAGAACTTGTTAGTATGTTTACATATTATTGCCATACTGGTTATCTTGCACTAGACGGTTCTCAAATACGTAGTCTTGGTGGTAACAACAGTTACGGTATCTACGGACTAGTTTCTGCAGGTGCTGATCCTGATGAAGTTGCTACTGATGTTACACTAGGTGCCAATATGGTATTCCCTGGTAAAACATTTAGAGCAGATGGATATTTAGATTTTGCTGCTGCTGTCCCGTCAACAGGCAACGTTAGTGCAGGACAAACACTTACACAAGGTTTGATTAATGCTACTATCACTGCCGTTACACAAGCAAGCCCGGCATCGGTTACTGCAACTGGACACGGACTAACTGATTCAGATTTAGTTACTATAGCTGATGTAGTTGGCATGACTGAACTAAACGGATTGCAGTTTTATGTAGATGTGCAAGATGTTAACACGTTTACGTTGTATACCGATACTGGTCTTAGTAGTGCATATGATTCGTCAACTAATACTGCATACACTAGTGGTGGTACAGCAACAAGAGCAGCAAATGCAACAGGTATCTTAAGTTTCACAGGCGAAGAAGATGGCAGTGGAGATCCTACTAGATTGTATGTGCATACTACAACAGGAACATTCAACACAACAGGAACTATTACTTCGCCTACAAGTACAAATGTTGGCATTCCAGCAACAGTTACAACACTAGACAACGATGCACCAGAAGACTCGTTGTTTATGTATGTGTATGATTTAGAAGAATATCCTCATAACGTAAGTGAAGTTGAAATCCTACACAATACTGGATTATATCAACCATACGAAATAACCAATGCTAGTGATGCTAGTTTTACATTAAGTAGTTATGAGATTGATACAAGTAGTGCAGCAGGTCTCACTGGTACATATACTGCGGATACTGCTATTTTTAGAGTTAAGAAAACACGCAGCGACAACTATAGTGTTGATATTACAGGCGGCGGATCAGGCGCAGGCGCAGCAGGCGAAACAATCATTATTCCAGGTACATTACTTGGTGGTGCTACACCTACTAACGATGCTACTATTACAACAACTGATGTTAACGGTGGAGTAATAGGTGCAGTTAGTGTAACAGGTACTCCTAGATTTGACGACAGTACTCCTGTACGTGATGGTAAAGTATGGAAGTTAAACTTTGGTACTGGACTTGAAGGAACAGCATCAAATGGTTTACAAGAAGATACTGATCACGATACTAAACTTGTGATACGACATAAACAAAACTTCTTGCTTGATGATTTTGGTACAGAAGAATTGCCAACTCGTCCAAGTACAGCATTTACTTTCACGCAAGATACTACAGAGTATGTGTATCGTACTATTCTATTCGGTAATCAAATCACAGATGGAGTAACTACAGAGGCTAACCAACGTATGGTAACATTTGATAGCAACTTTAGATACACTGATTTAAGTGTTGATCAAAGTATAATAACTGCTACTGAAAGTTTCTTTAATGCCAATAGTACTGTAGATTCAAACTACACTGATATTGTACTTGCTGCTACACCAAGTGCAACTGTTACCATGGGTGCTACTGCCGCAACTACAAGCGCAGACGGTAGTAGATTTATTGTAATAGGACAACTAGATGAGACGGAAAGAACACGAATAGCAAATGCTGACATGATCTTTACATGGGGTGGCAAAACTTATCAAATAGATGCATATGCAGAATATTCATACACAGGCGGCAGTGGCACAGCTCAAGTTGCTGTAGTACAGATTTCTGATGTTGCAAATACAGATATTCATTGGCCAGCGCTAAATGCTGGACTTGCTAAAACACTAGTTAACGGTGGCGGCATAACACTAAAAGTAGGATTGGCATCCGGCGAAGCAGCAGAGATTACTGTTAACATCAGTACCAACAGAGCAACAGGACACGATATGCTGGACATTGGTACTGGCGGGTTTAATACCAGTAACTATCCAGAACGTATTTACGGTTCACCGTTTGGATTTAGTCCTGTTTCATCAGGCGATGCTATTGACAGTACTGGTAATGCAAGTGCAGCACAAGTACAAGAACGTAATAAAGGTAGAGTATTTGCCACACTTACTGACCAAGATGGTTTCTTCCGTGTAGGTAGATTCTTTACAGTTGACCAAGGTACTGGTAGTGTTACATTTAACGCTGCACTTGTTCTTACAAACATTGACGGTATTGGCTTTAAACGTGGTGTGCGTGTTAACGAGTTTAGCAACGACGATACGTTTACTGATGCTAAAGGTGATGCAGTACCAACACAAACAGCAACAGAAGGCTATATTGATCAACGTTTAGGCTTTGATAGAGATGGCGCTACAGGCGGCACAGTTATTGGTCCAGGCGTAATGAGTTTAGGCGGTCCAGGATTTAGTCAAACCATTATGAACAGTGACATGAACTTGGGCAGTAATCGTATTACTAACTTAGGAACACCAACTGCTTCAAGTGATGCTACAACAAAACAATATGTTGATCAAAAAACAGATGAGCTAAATGATATCGGAGATGTGACTGTTACAGGAACAGGCGCTCCAATCACTAGCAATATTTTAGCATTTGTAGGAACTAATCAACAAAGTGTAAATGTTGAAGTAACTGGCGATATTGGACTTACATATACATCGGGCAATAGCATTACAGCAAATATTAATAGTGGTGTTATTGTTGACAACGATGTTAATGCTAGTGCTGCAATCGCACAAAGTAAACTAGCACTTGATGATGCTACAGCAGCAGCAACAGCAGGCACAGCTACTAAAGGTATAGCAAGTTTTGATAATGCAAACTTTGAAACTACAACTGGATTTGTTGGCATTAAAACAGGTGGTGTTTCAAACACTGAACTAGCAAATAGTAGTATTACAGTTGGCACAACAAGTATTGCTCTTGGTGCATCGTCAACAAGTTTATCAGGATTAACTGGCTTAACATTTACAAGCGGAACTATTAACGGAACAGTTGGTATCAACATAACTGGTAGTATTACACACACTGGTAACATAGTCGGTCCAGCAAACAGCGGCTCAGACAATGGTGTGAGTATTGGTAGTAGTACAAATAGATACAACACTGTTTGGGCAACAACATTCAATGGTGAAGCAACTGCTGCACTATATGCTGACCTTGCAGAGAACTATTTAGGAGATGCAGACTACGAGCCAGGAACAGTACTAGTGTTCGGCGGCGATGAAGAAGTTACTGAATGTAGTGCAAAAGGTCAAACAAGTGCAGCAGGTGTTGTAACAACAAATCCAGCACACTTGATGAATAGTGCGCTACAAGGTGAACATGTTGTCGGACTAGCACTACAAGGTAGAGTGCCTTGTAAAGTTATTGGTAAGGTTGCTAAAGGAGACATGCTTGTTACAAGTGCTGTACCAGGTTATGCTATTGTCAACAATGCACCAAGTATCGGACAAGTTATTGGTAAAGCAGTTGGAACCAAAGATGATAGCGAACGTGGTATTGTCGAAGTAGTAGTAGGGAGAGTATAATGGCACAAAAAATAATAAATGTAGGTTCAGCTGCAAATAGTGGAGGGGGAGATCCCCTTCGCAATGCTATGGTTAAAATCAACGAAAACTTTACAGAACTATATGCAGATATAACAGCACTTGAAGATGGCGATATTACAACTGATATCAAAGGTAGTGTGTTTGCCGACGATAGTACATTGTTAGTAGATGCTGTAAACGGTATTATTCCAGGATATGTAAGTTTAGCAGACTTAAAAACAGAAGTAGCAGCAAGTGCAGACTTTGCAGACTTCAAAACAAGAATAGCAGCACTTTAAAATGGCGTATAAGTTGATTACGATAAATATTAAAAAGAACAGGATGTAATAATGGCAAATAGATTTCCACTAATAGTAGATACTACAGACGGCAATAGACTAAAAGAAATACCAAGCGGTGATAGCTTAGATTTCTCAAGTGTAGGTATTGCCAACCTAACTAGTCTAAGTGTTAGCGGAGCACTAAGTAGTAGTACAATGGCTACTACCGGAAACGTTTCGTTAGGCGGTACATTAAATGTTACTGGTGCTAGTACAATATCTACACTAACAGCAACCACAATGACTGCAACATCTCTAACACTCAATGGTAATGCTGTTGTTCCGCAAATACAAAGTGACTGGACTGAAACAGATACTGGAAGTGCTGCTTTTATTCTCAACAAACCTGTTCTAAATCAAATCGATAATCTTGATGATATTGGCGATGTTAATGTTGCTGATGCTGTGTTGAATGAGGTACTAACTTATGATGGATTTACTTGGCAGTCGTCGCCAGCAGCAGGTGGAGTTGGGTTAGCTGACTTTAGTGTTGTAACCAATCCAGCAAGTGGACAAGGTAGTTTGATATATGATGCTGCTGGTACATTTACATTTACTCCAGCAAATGCACTAACAGCAGGTTCAGATATCAGTTTGCTAAACAACGACAGCGAGTTCACAACTCTTGCTGTGATTGATGCAGCCAACTATTTACAACAAGGCGATGTCATTGGCAGTGGTAGAATTACAGCCACGCCTTCTGCTGGACAAGTTACATTAACATTCGATGCTACTGGGTTGCTAAGTGCAGAAGTTGACACACTCGAAACTGTCACCGGACGAGGTGCAACTAGTAGTGTTGCAATCGAAGCAGATGCATTTAATCAAGCACCTACAAGCACAAGCACAAATACACTAAAAGATGTAAGTATAGAAACACTTGACATTTTAACAAGTATTACAAGTACATCATCCAACTTTAGTACAGGCGGAAATATAAGTGCAACCACAGGTACTATCACTGGAAATACAGTAACAGCTTCAACTACATTAAATGCGCCAACGGTTGTAGGAGTTGGTTCTTTAACAAATACTTCTACAATCTCTGTAAATCCAGGATCAAACAATGCTCTTAAGATTGAGAGCGGCAGATTAGAATTATTAGCAATCACATTGCCACCGACATCGCCATTAGCAGGACAGATATTCTATGATGGTGGTGCATTCTACGGATATGTAGGCGATAACGGTAGTGGTGGGGCTGGTGCATTAACGTTTCCAGCATTTTACTCAACACTTGGATTACAGCTTCCTGCATTTGAAAATGCTGATTTACCATCAGCAGCAGAAGGATCTAATGAAGGAATGTTAGCATGGGATTTAACTGCTGGTAATGTTGTAGTATTTGACGGAACAAGTTGGTCAAACATATAATACTAGTTTCTGATAAATATATAAAACGGAGACTAACATGGCTATTCAAGATATTAATGTAGGATTACTTGCTAACGACGGCACAGGTGATGATTTACGAGAAGCATTTATTAAGGTAAATCAAAACTTTGATGAACTAGACTTACGAGTTGCAGGATTTACAGATATCACTGCTGCGAACATCGGCGATGCTGGTTACGGAGTATTTGCACAAGAAGTCTCAGATGTATTCCAGTTTAGAAAACTATTAGTTGATCCGTTGTATTCAGATACAATGAGCATACGTATTAGTGATGATGGTAATAATGTTTATTTTGCTAGTGCAACTGCATATACTAGAATAACTGATGGAACCACAAGTGCTGTTGTTTCTCCAACAACATTTATTACAGTTAACGGTACCGGTGCTGCTCAAGCAACAGTAGCAGGAGGTGTTGCTCCTAGTATAACAATAGACAGTTTGCTTTCAAGAGAAACTGCTCCTACATTGAGTGCAACACTAGATGCTAATAATAATGCTATTACCAATATTACTTCTCTTAATGATATTACCATGGCAGAACTTGAACAAGCATTTGAATGGGACTTTGGAGATTTAACAAGAAATAGAACTAGTATTATTGATTTTATTTTGAAATCAATAGATGTTGACTTTGGTACAAATCAAGATGTATTTTCGCCTGCAGATGGCACTGCTGATTTTGGAAATAGTAACGCAACATTTGACGAAGCTTTGTAAGGGGATATAAATGTCATTACCAATCTGGACCAAACTATCAGGATCAGAACTTGCAAGTATACAAGAAAGAACTGATGTTAGCATTGTGCTACCACTAGAAGAAACAAGTGGTATAACAGTTACACTAATATCCGGTGCTTTGCCGACAGGTCTTCGTATTAATGATTATCGTATAAAAGGCGTTGCAGTTGAAGTTAGTAAAACCACCGAGTTTGAGTTTGTTTTAAGAGCAACTAGTAATGACGGTATTGCTGATAGAACTTATAAAATCGTAGTAGAAGGAGCAGATGCTCCTGTATGGCAAACTCCTGAAGGAGAGCTAGGATTAACTAGAAGTTTTAGAAATCAATACTGGGTCGACACATTGAATACCGAGTGGGGCATCTACGAAAGTAAAGTTGTAGGTGGAGCCGAAGCTGATCCAGAATACAACAACGGAGCAATTAGTAATGTTACCGGCGATGGTAGTGATTTCTTCAAACGTGAAGTTACAACCAACGGTGTAAGAATTATGGGTGCTGGCACAGTAGGTGGGCAAACAGCAGTTCCAGATGCGTGGTTAGAAAAAGTAGCACGTATGTTTGAATTGTTTTTAGATCCAAATGGCGCAGGTATTAATCAAACATTCCAACGAAATTTAATTAAAACATTAAGTGGTGACACAGGAACTTATCACGCAGGACTGCCAACTATACAAAGAGTAGCAAGAGGTGCCGGTGCAGACTACAGCACAAACTTTTTAACAGATGCTGGCATTACATTTTGGAATCTAACAAACTTGTTTGATACACACGTACAAAATGACATGGTGTGGTATTTGAATTCAACAGGTGATGGGTATGGCGATGGCGATATAGACGCACAAGAAGTTATTGAACACGTATTCCATACACTACACATGCATGGTTTACCTGCAGATGATATAAAACTATACCAGTTCTTAGCAGCTGATTGGCAGTCAGGCGATTTGTATGCGGCAATGGAAGAAGCCTTTGACGCAGGCAAGTGGGATCCATCAGGTTATCAAAGTCCAGCAGATGATTGGAAAACTAATTCAGATGCATTTGAAGTAGCCGCAAAAGAATATTTGTTCTTATTAAACTTTGCTATGTTTGAATACACAGAATTATGGGATGGCGGAAGCCTTGCTCCAGAGTGGACAGACGACATGCGTACACAGTCTGGCATACAAGCAAATAACCCATTAGGTTATGCTTTCCACAACACTTGGATTGCTCCAGTTATTAGTAAGCCATCACTTGCTACTATTAGAAGCATATTCCAAGATGGCAATACACCGGCACAAGACAATCCGGCCCTAGCAGGTGCGTCAGGATATATTGTTGATGCGCAAGTAGGCGGGTCTGTTGCATGGGTTGTGCAAGATGTTGATGTATATGAAACTATTCCAAGTAGAGAAACTGGAAGTAGTGGTGACTATGCGTATGTTTCTAGTTTACAACAGTTTTGGTATAAAGTTGATACACGCTGGTATAGAATAAACACAACACAGATACAGGGCATATTAGGTAATAATGAAACATTGGTTTTATCAGATTCTGTTCCAAATCCAAACATAGACGACTTTTGGTTGAATACCAACAAAAGCAACGACGGATTAGATCTAATCTTAAAATATTGGGACGAAGCTGCATTAGTATGGAGACCACTAGATTATGTTGTAAGTAAAACTCCGCCGGTATCGCCATTTGAAGATCAGATATGGGTACATATATTTGATGATACATTTGATTTTAAAATAAAAGTCTATAATGATAGCGAAAATATTTGGGAAATAGTTAACGCTGCTTACGGTACAACACCTCCAGATAGACTTAATATTGCTTATTTTATTTTAGATAGCAGTATAGTTGACTTTCAGTTAGAGGCTATTGACAGAGATTTAACAGCAGGACAAAGTCTAAGATATTTTATTGCAGACGACGATGGTGAGTTGCCTCCTGGATTAAAACTATCTGAGGATGGAAAGATATCAGGAATAGTTGATCCATTATTGTCCTTGGATGTAAATGATACAACTGGTTATGATACTGGAGAATACGATACTGTTCCTTTGGATTTAGTTGTACTAGATGACGACGGATACGATAGTTATTTTTATGACACTACATTTTATGGATTTAGTACGCCAACAAGACGTCCTACTAAACTAAATCGCAAGTATACATTTACTGTTACAGTTGAAGATGATACTAGCTTTAGTAAACGTGAGTTTGGTATTTTTGTTGTAGGAGATGATTTCCTACGTTCTGACAATACTATTATGAAAGCAGCAACAGGATTATTTACAGCAGACAACACATATCTGCGCAAACCTATATGGCTAACTTCAGGAAACCTTGGCGTTAAAAGAGCAGAAAACTATGTTACTATTTTCTTAGATGTATACGATCCAAACTCTTTACTAGGAGAAATAAGTTATAATCAACAACCATTCAATGATGATGGTACTCCGAGTGTGCTGCCTCCGGGATTAGTACTTGATGGAATAACAGGTGAGTTAGCAGGAACAGTGCCATATCAACCAGCTGTTAATAAAGAATATAAGTTTACTATTGAAGCATTACGACAAGAAGTCGACAGCAACGATGTGGTGGAAATAAATGCTGGCGTATATGAAGATACACTTACTGGCAACTCTCAAATAAAAATAAACAAACTTCCGATTAATAGAGACGATGGTGTCGACGATTTATTAAGTCTTATAGAAGAAAACATAGTTATTGACAACCTAAGCTACACTATACGCAGTGTTAATGGCGATAACTCAGAGTATGATTTATTAAATCTTAGTAGACCTTTAGAGCCAACATACAAAGCCAAGCGCATTAAGACTGCATACAATAATGCTATTGGACAAGATTATATATACATTCTTGATGATGGCGATAATAGAGTTGCTGCCTGGAAGAATAAAACACTAAACTATAGTGCATCAGAAGTATATGTTTTAGTAGATAACGATAAACAAAATATTCCTGGAACAACTATTACACGCAAATGGCATACGATGATAAGATATACTATCGATGCTGGCGATAGTGCAGGATCATTAGATTTAGATTACAGTGTTGCTAATATAGCAGACACAGGTGATTATGTAGCAGACTTTGAAACTTGGTTAGCAGGTGCAGGGATTGATACTACATACTTGTACAAAAGAGTAAGTGCAACATCTACACAACTAGTATTTGATATTCCAAGAAACTCTATTGTTGAAAATACTATTATGAATCAAAATCTATTTCATACAGATGATAGTGTATATGGAAACTTAGAAATAAATCGTGGACAACAGTTCTTTAAAGTATTTTTAGATAATACACTACAACGTACATTCAATCTATCAAACATATTAGATGAACAATCAGGTCCGCAAATTACATTAGGAGTGTTTAAAGACACATTGATTACTAAGAAAATTGGTGTAACAAATGTCGACACAATAAGTACTATAAAAACATTTACTGTAAACATACTTGGAGAAGTTGATAGTACAGTAACTTGGATAACAGATCCAAACTTAGGTACTATTCCTGCCAATCGAACTAGTTATTTACAACTAGTAGCCAATACCACGTTAGTAGGCAGCAATCTAAGATATGATTTAGTTGGTGGTAAGTTGCCTAATGGATTGACACTAAAACGTGACGGCGAAATAGTTGGAAAACCTAATCAATATACTACAGGAACAACACTTGGGCTAACTACTATCGATAATAGGAATACAACATTTGATAATAGTACTACAACTATTGATAGAAAATATGTATTCAAAGTTCTAGTACGTGATTTGTTTGGTTATAGTAATAGTATACAAGAGTTCACACTAAATGTTACAGACACAGATGATAAGGTATATTCAAATGTGTTTATCAAACCATTTTTAAAACCAGCACAGCGTACAGTTTTTAATGACTTTATCAATGACTACACAATATTTACACCAGAAAATATATATCGTCCATATGACGAAAACTTTGGCCTTAAAAAAGATTTAACTACATTAGTATATGCAGGGATTGAATCTAAAAACCTAGCTAACTTTGTTGCTAGTACTGCATTAAATCACAAACGCAAACGTTTTGTGTTTGGAGAACTAAAAAGTGCAGTTGCTAAAAAAGAAGGCACCAATGAAGTATTATACGAAGTTGTATATGTTGAAATAACTGATCCTCAACAACCAACCAAAGGCAATACAGCAGTATCAATAACATCTCCTAGTGCAAATGATTTAAAAATAAATCAAGTAAAACTAGAAATCAAAGATGACGGTAGTGCTGTTGAAACAGGACTTGATAGTTTTATCATAACAATGCGAGAAGGCGATCCTGTAAAGATAGCTGCTACTAGTGGTAGTGTTCCAGTTGCAACACGAAGTGGAGAAGTTAGTATTACTGCACTTGGACAACTTGAGATAGTGCTGAGAACAGGACTAGTGGTTGTTGTTCGTAGTAGTTCAACTACTACATCAGGCAGCGGAAACCCGTTTAGATTTAGACCAAACACAAATGTATTATCAGTTGACAATGCTGGTGTAAAAGCAAGTCAAACTCAAAATGTAAAAAGATTTATTAGCAACATAGGAAATATGCGAAAACGTATTGCAGATATTGGCGCAAATGATAGACAGTTTTTACCGTTGTGGATGAGAAGCAGTCAAACAACTACAGGACAAGAACTTGATTATATAACAGCAATGCCTATTTGTTATTGCAAACCAGGTACAAGTCAAACTATTATTGAAAATATTCAAAATGCAAAATTTGATTTTACTCAGTTGGATTATGATATAGATAGATATATAGTTGATAGAACAGAAAATAATGAAAACCAACAGTTCATTCTGTTTAGTGATTACAAACTAAATGTATAAATACTGTTGCTAGAGAGGAAATAACATGGCAAGTAACATTGTACCCGATACAATCGACGATACATATCCAGTCGCTGGACAGGATAATAATAGTCAAGGATTTAGAGATAACTTTAATATTATCAAAACAAACTTCACAAGTGCAAAAAGTGAAATAGAAACCTTGCAGGATAATACTGCTAAAACAAATGCAGATAATGTTTTTTTTGAAAACACTCTTTCTAGATATACCAAACTACAAGAAACTGCAACACATGTTGGTCCTACTAATGTTAGTGTTGATACAAACCTTAGTTTTGATGCTGGACATTTTTATACTATAGTAGCTTCTAATGACGTTACATTAACTCTTGAGGATTGGCCAACCAATAACGAATATGCCGAAATGTTAATACAAGTATACGGCGATGGTGCTGTTAACAGAACAGTAACATTTGCAGCAGATTATAGTGCTGGTTCAAGTCAAATGAGAGTTGACGGAAGTACTGAGTTTGGTGGTAGTGCAGCTATTACAACAAATACTGTAGTAACACGCAGTCATCTTGTTAAAGCATTTACATACGATAACGGAACAAATGTTTTCCTACAATATTTAGGAACATTTGCAAACGTATGATACATCCTCATCAGCCTGATTTAAGTGAGTTTACAGAAACACAGCTTGAGGAAAAGTTACTCAAGCTGAATCATATGTATTTTATAACTGATAATCCTGATGTAAGACAGCAAATGATTTTGTTAATAGATGGCTACAAACTTGAAATAGAAGCTCGTAGAGCAGCAGCTAGAAGAAAACAAATCGAAGATCAAGAAGATAATTCACTTGACGATTTAATCAATGTAAGTTAAAATACATGTATGCTTATGAAAACAGATGAACTCGGTATCCCACGGTTTACAAACAAGGACTTAGTTGATATGATCTATACTGGTCATGTTGACAAGTGTCATGTAGTTCTGTGTGAGCAATCAGATGATGTAGATAAGTTTAATGAGGCTATGGCAGAACAGGGTCTTGACAAACTACAAAAATATATTCCACTAGATGTAGATCAAAAGACTTTTGACGGTGTATGTCAAAGTGAATGGTTTATGCCTGATGAATACAAAGACATTAACGTATATGAATACGTATTAGGTAAAGCAGAAACACCCTGTCCACAGCATGTACAAGATCGTATATGGCAAGAATTAGATGCTTTTAGAGAACGTGGCATGAAAGACTTACTACGCTATATGATATATCTTGTAGACTTTATGCGTGAGAATGAGATTGTATGGGGTGTAGGACGTGGATCAAGTGTTGCTAGTTATGTGTTATATTTGATTGGTGTACATCGTATCGATAGTATAAAGTATGATTTAGATTGGCGTGAATTTTTACGATGAAGCATCACATCGAAATGGGTCAATGGTACATTACCCATACATGCAATCTTGCTTGTAACAACTGTTTAAGTTACAACAACTATAAGATAAGTGGACATGAAAGTTGGGAAGACAACGAAGACTTTGTTAAAGCATGGAGTGAACGTGTTTATATAGAGGACTGTAGTATTATAGGCGGAGAGCCCTTTGCAAATCCTGACATACACAAATGGGCAATGGGTGTGCGCAAATACTTTGATACACAGGATTTAAAAGTATGTACAAACGGTACATACTTAGACTTGCATATAGACAATATTAAAAAATGGATAGATGCAGGTATTGTACTCGAAATACAACATCACGATCCTATGCACAAAGAAAAAATAGATATAGCTATACAGCAGATACTAGGCAGCAACACAAATAAAATAAGTGGAAAAGAATGGCATGGTGATCCAGATTACTATGAGGAGTTTGACGAAATATATTTTGTAGATAATCGTGTTGCAATAGTTGTTGTTGGCACATACGATTTTTATACACACACAATAAACGGAGAAGGAAACGCTGAACTTACACATAAACTGTGTGCGTGGCGAGACTGTCATTATTTTTACAAAGGTGGCCTGTACAAATGCGGCGCCCTTGTTGGCGCACAAGGCATGTTAGATCGATACAACTTGAAAAACGCAGATCTAATACAGCAATATCGGCCTGTCAGTATACACGATAATGATCTCGAAACAAGACTAACTAGTTTAAAGTACAGTGTTCCACAATGTGCTATGTGTAATAATGCTAAAAAGATTAAGAAAACATTTCCTGTTGGAATAAAGAAAATAGACTATGAGCAACATATATCTAGTTCAAGCAAGTGATAATCATGGACCCAATAAGTTTTTGCCACTGGCAATAGGCTATCAATGGTGCTATGGCAAAAATGACGACTGGACACTCAAAGACGTTCTTATAGAAAAAATAGAGCCCAAAGATTACGTAGCAACCATGCAGCAACCTGAACTAGTTGCTATGAGCAGTTATGTATGGAACTGGGAATACAATAGAGAACTTGCTAAACAAATTAAACGTAGATTTAGACAATGCAAGATTATTACTGGCGGCCCACAGATAAACAAATACGATCCAGACTTCTTTGACAAGCATCCTATGTTTGATGCGTTTATACACGGCGAAGGTGAAGAAGCATTTAAAAGCATATTAGCAGGTGATGACTGGACAACTATTCCAAACGTACAAACACTGTATCACATGCCCGAGCCGGCAGTGCGTAGAAAAAACATCAACAATATACCTTCGCCTATACTAGAAGGATTCTACGAACCTATTATGGCAAAGTATCCTGCAGATACAATGTTTCAAGTCACTTGGGAAAGTTTGCGTGGCTGTCCTTATCATTGTAGTTTTTGTGACATAGGCGAAAGTTATTGGAACAAACTTACACTGTTTGACATGGAGCGTTGTCGTGCTGAAATAGAATGGATGGGCAAAAATCGTATTGAGTATGTAAGTGTGTGCGACAGCAACTGGGGTATGTTGGATAGAGACTTTGAACTTACAAAACATGTTATTGCAACAAAAAAGAAATATGGCTATCCAATGTGGTGGGACGCAACATGGAGCAAAAACAATCAAGATAAAAACTATGCTATTGCAAAATATGCACATGATAGTGATGTAGACATATTCAAAGGCATTACAGTAGCACTACAAAGTTTCAATGAAAATACACTAGACATAGTAGAACGTTTTAACTTAGACTTTGACGAACTTAAAACTTATTTTGACAAGTATCAAGCAGATGGCATTCCTACATACAGTGAACTTATATGGCCATTGCCCGGAGAAACATTTGATAGTTTAAAGTCTGGCATACAGCAACTAATAGATGCAGGACAGGATAACTATCTAATGATACATCCGCTGGTTGTAACAGACAACTCTCCAATGGGCAACAAAGCATATCAACAACAGCACGGATTGGATGTACGTAAGATTGCGTTGGATACTGTATACTTAGATGCAGGCGAAAAGTATATCACAGAATACACAGATGTTATATATGCTACAAGTACAGCAGATCACGAAACAGTTATACAAGGGCATTTGTACAGTTGGCTTGTAATATTAATGTATTATTATGGCTGGGGACATTATCTAGCAAAGTATATGCGTAAACAAGATATTTTGGAAACTGATTTGTACTACAAGTTATTTGAATGGATCAAACACAATCCAGGATTATTACACGACGAATATATAGAAACTAAAAAAAGTTTTGAGGATGTATATGCAAAACGTGCGCTGTGGGGAAGACAAGCATTTGGCAGTGATGATATGCTTTGGGAGTACAAAGGAGCAAGTAGTGCAAGGATAAGTAAATCAATACAACTATTAGAAACAGATTTATATAACTTTTTACTAAGTACAAAACTAATACCAGAGTGGAAAGTACGTGACACTGTTGCTCTCAATCTTAGAATGTGTAGAGAAAAGGATATGGAATATCCTATAACTATAAGTGTTTCAAAAGATGTTGCACGTGATATGCTAGGAGTTGACGCAGATTGTATACATATTGATCATTTTGATAAGGCAGAACCAAATGATGATTGGCATAGAAAAGCATATCACTATCAACGAAAAATAGGATATTGGAAATGTATTGCATCAAAAAATAAAAAACCACTTGACAGATGTCATAAGTAATTGTAATATAATAATTGGAGATACGTAAACATGGGAACTAGACAAAAAGGTCGTAAAACATATAGAAGTATGCAAGGTAGAGTTGTGGACTTAGATATGTTGATTAAAAGAAATGAACTTACTCCTGCTGTCGGAAATGCTAGAGTAAATGCTAGAGGCGACGAGTTAGGACCAGGCGGAAAGATTATTCGCAAACGAGAAGACGTTGTAAGAGATTATTATAGCGCAGGCAGTGAGCCAGTACAACACGAAAAAAGTGTAGCTCAGTCTGAAGAGCTAACACAAGCAGAACAAGAAGAGCTAATGGCCTTTGACGAAGAAGTTATTCCCAAAAAACCAAAAGTATCAATACCTGAACCAGCTGCTCCCAAAAAAACAGTAACTCCTAAACCCATATCAACCCAAACAAAAGACGAATGGGTAGAAGATGATGATGGTAATTTTATAAAAAAAGGTGACTAATGGCATTAAATATGAATACAATACAAGGTACTCTAACTCCTATTAACGACAGAGTGATTGTAAGAAATATGTACTTTGGAGAACAAACTCTCAAGAGTGGACTTATCATAACTGACGATAATGGTAAAACTCGTGGCATCTATCCACGTTGGGGCCAAGTACATGCAAAGGGTCCTAAAAATGATTCAGCATATCAAGTTGGAGACTGGATATTAATCGAACATGGACGCTGGACTCGTAGCGTTAAAATTGACGATGGCAACGGCGAGCTCGAACTACGTATGATAGATGCAGATTGTGTATTAGCATTTAGCGATGAAAAACCTGCAGGTGTACAGTTTGGTAAAGAATATAATGATGGCGATCATGCAACGATCTCCCCAGAATCATTTGGAGCAGGTGCATAAATGACAAACCCATTTGAAGATATTGAACGCTTTGGCACAGCATGTGACCAACCAGCAAGTGAAGCAAACTACAAAATGTATCTAAGTCTTATTGACGAAGAAGTTGCTGAGCTTGAAGAAGCAGTAATGGCAAATGATCGTGTAGAACAACTTGATGCATTAGTAGACATCCTTGTTGTAACTATGGGTGCTATTAGAGCAGGCGGCTTTGACGGTGAAGGTGCCTGGAAAGAAGTGATGGACACAAACTTTGCAAAGATTGATCCAGATACAGGCAAAGTTCGCAAACGTGAAGATGGCAAAGTGCTAAAGCCAGAAGGCTGGAAGGCTCCTGAACTAGCTCAGTTTGTAAGATAAATATTACAAAGGAGAACTGCCGTGAATAAATCTGATATTAAAAAAGCAATTATTAGAAGTCAACATTGTCAACGTAACTGGGATTTAAGTAAAACTATTCCAGATGAGGATATTGACGTTATAAGAACAGCAGTTGCTGATTGTCCTAGTAAACAAAATGTAGCGTATTACAAAGTTATATTTGTTACAGATAGAGATAAAATTGAACGTATATATGAAACAACAGACGGTTTTATCTCTAACTTTCAAACAAACGAAACTATCACAAATAGTCAAGTTTTAGCAAACTTATTAATAGTATTTGCAGAATCAGATGACGAACCAAAAGAAAATATTTTTGGAGATGTATTTGTTCCAAGTAAGGACTTAGAAAAACCAGAAGACTTGTTGAAAGACAAACACATGGCTGTGGGTATTGCAGCAGGTTATGCAAATATTACATCAAGTATGTTAGGGTATAGCACAGGATGTTGTGCATGTTTTGATCCTGCACAGGTTGCAGAAATATTGGATATTGATACACATGTGCATTTGTTGATGGGTATAGGATACAAAGACGAAACTCGTCCTAGACGTGAACATCACGCAGAGGATTTTGTTTTTCCTACCAAGAAAAAACAAAACATACAAGTGGATAAATGCTAAACGGTAAAATCCTTAAAAATGGAAAGGTACTAGTTCATGCATTACAATGGTATATTGGCCATAGTTGTAACCTAACTTGTACAAACTGTAGTAACTTCAATAACTTTGCCATTAGTGGACAAGAAAAGTTTAGTGACTTTGAAAGAGAAGCACATAGGTGGAGTGAAAAACTTCATGTAAATGACTTTGGCATTATCGGTGGTGAACCTTTTACAAACAACGATTTAGACAACTGGGTACACGGACTACGTGATGTATTTACTTGTAGAGATTTTAGAGTTGTAACAAACGGAACTTTATTATCCAAATATGCAGATAAAATGAAATCTTGGTTTGACAGAGGAGTTACTATTGAACTTAGTTTTCATTCTCAAGATCATGTTCCTAAAGCATTTGCAATCATTGACAAGGTATTGGATGGCAAATATGAAAAGTATAAGGTAACAAAAAATAACTTTATCAAAGATCAAGCACGTCATGCTGGGTGCTATTACGAAGAAGCTATTCTTGTAGGCGATCATCCTGCATTTATAATAAACTACAAAGACAAGTTTATGCCATGGGGTGTAAAGAGTGTCGACAACGGTGTTTATAACTTTTATGAAAGCGATCGAGAACAGGCACATACTGCATGTTGGCACAACGACTGCCCGTATATATACAAAGGTAAAATGTACAAATGCGGCACAGTTGTAGGAGCACAAGCATTTGTTAAGAAGTATCCTGTAAGACAACAAGATAAAGATCTTTATGAAAGTTATAAACCTGTTGATGCGTTTTCAAATACATTAGAAGATCAAGTATCTGCACTTTCAAATAGCATACCACAATGTGTTTTGTGTCCTATTAACTCTGGCAGTGTAGAAAAGATTTCACTTGACAAAAAGAAAGTTATGCCGTAATATAAAATATACAAAGCAACAATGAGGCATATTATGATTCACGCAATGATCGACTTAGAAACACTGGATGTAACTCCGCAAGCAACTGTGCTTACAGTTGGTGGCGTAAAGTTTAATCCCAATAGTGATGCTGAACCGCATAGCGAGTTTTACTACAAACTAGATTTAGACTCACAAGATCGTAGTGTAAATGATAGCACCATTGCTTGGTGGGGTCAGCAAGATCAAAAAGTACAAGACGAAGCATTTGGCACAGAAGGTAGAGAACATCAAGATGTGTTTCTTGATAGTTTGCCCAAGTGGATGGTAGGCGTTGATGTACTATGGGGACATGGTTACGGTTTTGATATTACTATCATTGAAGATATGTTGCGGCAGCAGGGCAAACCTATTCCGTGGCAGTTTTGGCAAGTGCGTGACAGTAGAACATTGTTTAGCATGGCAAAAGTAGATCCACGTAAAGCAATGCAAAGTGACTTGCACAACGCACTAGCAGATGCTTACTTCCAAGCAAAAGGTGTACAAATGGTATACAAAGAGTTAGGAATACAGCGTTGATACGTTGGTATGATTATCCCGCAGCATTTTTAACAGCAGATCTTATGATGACTGCTGCATTTAGTATTCCGTGGGTTGGCTTTATTGTTGCATATGCTATGTATGAATATGGTTGGGAAGCATATTGTAACTGGAGGTATAAACAAGAATATGAAAGATAGTCCTATTAACACACTACAGCAGTTGATGACAATCACAATGGAAGAGTGTGGAGAACTTACACAACGTTGTAGTAAAATAATGCGCAAGTACGAAACTTTCGACTTGATTGAAGAAGATCAACGTGTTAAACTAGTAGAGGAAATCGGAGATGTACATTGCATGATTGAACTTATGGTAGGACACGGTATTACAGATTGGCGTGAATTACACGATCGTGCAGATGTAAAGAAAAACAAACTTAAAAAGTGGAGCACACTAATAGAATGAAAGAACTATGGGTAGAGAAGTATCGTCCCAAGACGGTAGAAGGTTATGTGTTTAGAGATGATGCACAACGAAATCAAGTAAACACTTGGATCAAAGACAGTACTATTCCGCATTTGCTGTTTAGCGGTAATGCTGGCATCGGCAAGACAACACTTGCAAAACTGTTGTTTAATGAACTCGATGTTAATCCATTAGACATACTAGAGATCAACGCAAGTCGTACAAACAGTGTTGACGATGTACGTGACAAGATTGTTTCGTTTGTACAGATGATCCCATTTGGTGACTTTAAGGTTGTACTACTAGACGAGGCTGATTATTTGTCGCCAAACGCACAGGCAGCATTACGTGGTGTTATGGAGGAGTATCATACTACAGCACGTTTTATTCTAACGTGTAACTATCCTAACAGAATTATTCCAGCTATCCACAGCAGATGTCAAGGCTTTCACATTGCTAAGATTGACCAAA